TCATTATGCGCAGTCCTGGCAAACTAATTCTTGTCCGCATTCCTTATCGGTAACTTCCCCGATACCGCACCACCAACCACAGGAAACGCATTTGAAGGCGACAGAATCAACCCCTTCGCAAAAATCGCCGTCAAGCATTTCGTCATCGGTCAAATCAACGCCGCTTTGACCGATTAGTTCCTCTCCGCGCTTTGCGCCGCGGTCAAAGCTGGCTACGCTCATAGCGTCCCCTCTCCGGTGCAAAAGCTCGCATCGCCGCCGAGCGTGTTGATCAAATGCGCCCACCGCATCTGAGCCTCTTCGTGCGGCGTGCCCGTGTAGCGCCAGCCTTCCGCCTTACACTCGCGGCTGACGAATTGACCGATCGTGCGCCCCACATCGCCCCCCGTGATCAGCACGGGGCGGATGCCGATCAGATCGCCCGATTTGAACATCTTGTTCGCCGCCTCGCTTTCGTTCGCCAGGCCGTAGCGCACCGGAACGCCGCGGCTGTCGAGCAATGCGCCGACATTGTTGCGGAACAGGCGCACGCCGCGCTCGCCCGCTTCGATCCGCACGCGGCTTTGCACGTTCGCCTCGCTGCCGGGCTTACCGCCACTCGGCGGCATATCCTGCATGTGCATGCGGCTCGCCAGATCATGCAGCGCGGCCGCGCTCACGCCCCATCGGATCGCCCATTCGGTCAGATTCATTTTGCCAATCCTCGCTCAAAAACCACTGCCGGCTGCCCGTCGATGTGAAACCATTCGCAGGTTTCCAAATCCTTATCGTCCCTGTCCGGATCGGCCAAGCCGTCGCAGGCCCAAAGTTTATTACCTTGATAGCGCAATACCCCGTAGCCGCAATACGGGCACTGCATGCTTACGTATTTGCCGGTTTCATCGTAGGGTCGTTGCGGCTCGATACAGTCATGCTGATGACCTTTTAGGATGCTCATACAATTACCCCTTGCTCTTTCAGATGATCAATAATGCGCGTGTGCAGTTCTCCAGCTTCGCGCGCCCCGAGAGTTTGTGCCGTGGCGGCGTCAACCTTGAATTTGTAATAAAAGAGACTGTACGCCTCCGGATCACTATGACCTAGCGAATTTTTCCAGCCAGCCCAGAGATTCATTGCGCCGCGCATTTTCTCGATCGCCTGGCGCCGCTCCAAATGCTTGCGGATAATCTCACCATTGATGCCCGCGCTCAGGCCGGCGGGAAGGTGCGGCATTTCCATATCAACGCGCCGCATTTCGCCGCGTAACGCCGCAAGCGCTTCAGCGTCCAAATCGATCATCACCCCGTCAACCTGTGCCGGTGTGGCGCGCTCGGCCAGTTCCCGCACCTTGCCGCAATAGGGGCAAGCGCGCCGCCAGCGCTCATAATCCATTCCACACAGCGGCCCCAGGCAGCGCGTAACCGGAATTGCGTCGCTCGCCCCGTTGCCGCCGCGCCCCTCGCGCCGATCCAGCGACCAAACTTGCGGCATGTCGGGCGGGCCGCGGTGCCGCATGATGTTGCCGACATGATCGTTGATCTGCGCGAAAGGTTTACCGCTGGCGGCGATCAGCGCGCGGCGTTGCTCGGGCGTGTAATCGTCCAGGCGTGACAGATGCGCCGCATCAAGCTCCAACCGGACAGGGCGCCCGAATTGCTGTGCATAGAGCGCAAAGCTTTCCGTGCGCCGGCCGAAGCTGACACAATGCACGGCGGGAAGGTCGAAGCCTTCGCCGAACAGATCGACGTTGACAAGTTGTTGAATAATCCCGGCCTTGAATTTGCGCAGCAGTTCGAAGCGCAGCAGATCGGGCGTTTGCGCCGTCACCACTTCCGCCGCTACGCCTTTCGCCTTGAATTGCTGAGCGATATCGCCCGCATCTTCCACATCGACCGCGAAGGTAATGCCGAGCTTGCCGGCACTCGTGCGCAAATAGGTATCGACAATGCCGCCGATGCGCGACTTGCTGCGGTGTACCGCCTCGCGCAATTTGGGCATGGATACTTCCCCGCTCGCGCCGATCGGCAGATGTTCGTAGTCAACATCGTCTTTGCTGAGCGTGACGCGATAATCAGTCAAATAACCTTCGTTGATCAGATCGCGCATCGTCGGGCCGACGATCAGCGCATCGACGTATCCGTCAGCATGATGCCCAAGTCCCTGCCCGTCAGCGCGGCGCGGTGTGGCTGTCGGCAGCATCCCGTAAGCGTTCGGGAACATTTCGAGCGCCTTGCCCCATTTGTTGTCTTGTAAGACGTGGTGCGCCTCATCTTCGATCAACAAGCCTACTTGCCGCGCCCAGGAATCTTGCGACATGTCGCGCTTGATGATCGTATCGACCGACACAGCGGCCACGCGGGCGCCGGCATCGACGAACGGGCGCCCAAGCTCGGCACTATGCAGCGCCGCGCAGCTCTTCTGCAAGGCGCGCGATCCGATCACGCGATGGCGCACGCCGTAGCGCGCGAGCGCAAGAGACATTTGCGATACAAGCTCGCCGCGATGCGCGATCGCCGCCACGCCGTTTTGCCACTCGGCGGCGATATTGCTGAATAGAACCGTCTTGCCCGCGCCAGTCGGAAGCACGGGCATTACATAGCGCTTGCCGGCGCGCCAGGCTTCGTAAATTTGATCCTTGACGCGCTGCTGAAAATAACGGAGGCGGGGCATTTATTTGCGCTTGAATCCGAGTTCGCTCGCAGCCATCAGCCAAGCAAAGCGCGGCGTTGATGATCCCGAAGAATACAGAACGTGATGGGGGCCACGCATCACGAAAAACGGGCACGCATCGTAATTCGCGCGTGCCCGTTTTTCCTTTCGCATATCGATAAGTTTCGCGTCAGGATAAGTGTTCAACACAAATTGTTTCGGCGTCTGATTGTTCGCGTTGCGGCAAGTGTCAGCCATAGAAATTGCTCCAAATAGGTACGATCTGTTTCCCCTTCGCTTGCGCGTACTCGATCGCGCGCAGCGTGTTGCCGGGCAGACCGCATTCGAACGTGAAAACGATATCCGCCAGATCAATGCGGCGCATCAGGGCGTGTTGGATATGCTCATCGGAAGCATGATCCCATTGCAGCACAAGATGCTTGCGCGCCATGCAGGCCACGCGGTTGCGGTTGCGGAAGGGCGTCACGCCCGCATCCCACTCGCTGCGGAAATGCGCGACGATAACCTCTATCGGCCAGTGCTCGCGCACCGCCGCATCGGCCAAGGCTTCGTCGGCAAACGGGCGATGACCAGTCACAATGCCGGTTACGCCATATGCAGCGGCCCATAGCGCCATTGTGGCGACCAAACGCGCTTGCTCCGCTTCCCCCAGGGCGCCTAATGCGCCCGGCCCGTGGCCTATTGCAGTGATTATCATTGATCATCAAAAATATATTGACGGTGCCGTTAATATAATGATATCGTCCGTTCGCGTCAACTCGTTTTAACAACCCACAGGAGATACAAGACGTGAAAATCACTTTTGACAGCAATGATGTGCGTGACCGGCTGATCTTCGGCCAGTTGCTTGCGCTGATCGGCGAAGCGTTCGACGATGACGATGATGGCCCGGCTTTCGACGGCGCGCCCGATCCGCATGCCGATCCCGCTGCCGCCTTCGGCACTCCCGGCGCCGCGATGGTCGCCGCCGGTCAGGCGCCGGAACTGGACAGCGCCGGATTCTACTGGGACGCCCGTATCCACGGCGGCGCGCGCAACAAGACGCAAGACGGCAAATGGAAGTACAAGAAGGGTGTGCCCGATTCGTACAAGCGCGAAGTCGAAGCGGAAATCAAGCGCGTGCTGTCCGGCGCCGGGGGTGCCGTCGCGCCTGCCCCTTTGCAACCCCAGGGGATGCCGCCCGCCCCTGTCCAGCCGGCGATGCCTGCGAATACTGCCGCGCCTGCGGCACCTGCTTCGATACCCGCTGCCCCGTTGGCGGTTCCTGTCGCTGGTGCCGCGATGCCGCAAGCTGCGCCGTCCTTCAGCGCTGACGGCATCGTCGATTTCCCTGGCCTGATGAAGCTCTACACGGCGATCTACAACGTCGGCCGGATCGACCCGACGAAGGCCGCGGCGGCATGCGCGAAGTACGGCGCCGCCAACCTGCCGGCGGCGAGCCAGAAGCCTGAGCTGATCCCGTTCATCGCCGCCGAACTGGCGAACATCGGGAACGGCATTGCCTGATAGCTTCAACCCGGCGTCGCAGCAGCCCGCGGCGCCGGGGCCATATCGGACCAATCGCGGCAATTTCCGCATTTGGGACGGCGAGCATTGGCGTTACGGCGGATCGACCGTAACGCGAGCGCTTGAATGCAGTCACACGGCCGATATTGTGCCGCCTGAAATGATCTGGCCTTGGAGGGAATTAAATGAGCGAGAGCAAAATCAAGTTGACGCCGTGGTATCCCGGCAATGTAAAGCCGGCGCGAGCGGGAGTGTATGAGGTAAAACGGCGTATAGCCAGATGCGCGATCTATCGCTATTTCGACGGTAAGCGCTGGTATTACGGAGGTGTCGATCCGAAAGATGCGATGTACGAATTCCGCATTTGGAAGAGATTCCCGCACTCGCAGACGCCGCCGAAGCAACAATGGCGCGGCCTGGCGAGAAAGCCGAAGTAATGCATTATTTCCTCGCCCCCTCTTCCGCGTCACTCACGATCCATTGCGAGGCCGCGCCGCTGCTCACGTCACGCTATCCGGAACCGGATGATGATTCGACGCGCGCCGGATCGGCCTCACATTGGGCCGGTGCCGAACTGTTCGCCGGCCGCTACCCGCGCGCCGGAAGTCTCGCGCCGAACGGCGTCATTCTCGATCAAGACATGATCGACGGCGCCGAAATGTGGTATGAGTCAGTAATGGCGACACTGAGCGCCTTTCCGAACGAACCGCTCGCGTCGAATCTGCTGATCGAATCGCCCGTCGTGAACGATGCGCTGCACCCGACGCATAACGGCGGCACGCCTGATTCTCTCGCGTGGCGGTTAGGTCCGGCACCGCTCCGGTATCTTTTCATCGACGATTACAAATACGGCCATGCGGTTGTCGAAGCGTTCGAAAACTGGCAGATGATCAACTATGCCGCGCTCGAATTGCGGCGGGTCGGCGCCAACGGATTGGATGATCAAAACATCTACGTCCAAATGCGCGTGATTCAGCCACGCGCGCCGCATCGGGACGGTCCGGTGCGCACATGGACGGTCAAGGCGAGCGATCTGCGCCCCTACTTCAATCGCCTGGCGCAAAAATACGCCGCCGCCACGGGGGCGGACCCGCAAGCGCGACCTGGCGAATGGTGCAAGACGCAGTATTGCAGCGCCGCGCGCGGCTGCGTCGCATTGCAGCGTGCCGCCTCCTACGTGACGCAACAGGCGCACGCCGCGCAAACCTACGATACCGCGCCGGCGGATGCGGCGATCGAATTGCGTCAGCTCGAAGAAGCTGCGGCGATCATCAGCGCGCGGCGCGACGCAGTGCAAGAGCACGTGGGCGCCTTGTTGCGCCAGGGCATTCCGGTACCGGGCTATTATCTGGAAGCCGGGCGCGGTTCGGAGCGCATCCGGGCCGGCGAAGAGGCGGCGTTCGTCGCGGCGGCGGAACTGTACGGCGTCGATGTGCGAAAGCCTCTCGCGACGATCACGCCGCTGCAAGCGCGCGGAAAAGGCGTCCCGCAGGAAATTACCGATCTGTTTTCCGAGCGCCGGCCGGGGGAAATGAAAGTGACGCGGGATGATACCCTGGCGCGGCGCATTTTTGGCAAGAGCACTTGACTTTTGTATAGCGAAAGGGGGTAAAATGGACGAACCCATCAAGCCGCGCTCCACCGAGTCGGCGCAAGGTTACTCGGCGCGCTACATGGGCGCCGATGTGACCGCAAATCCGTATCCGGAGAAAACGCCGGAGCATATCGAATGGCTCGAAGGCTGGATGGATGCCGATGACGCCGAACCGAAGAAAGGAAGCAAATGAGCAAAAGCACCGCAGTTCCGCTTACCACGCCGCCCGGCCGGCTGGTGAACGGCTCCGTCTACGACAAGCGCACGACGGACGCGCAAGGTCGGCCCAGGCTGATCAAGGGCGGCCCCAATCAGGGCAAGCTGAAAGAGGATTACTACCTGGCGATCGCGATCCCCAAGGTGCCCGGTCAGACGCATTGGGGCTATACCGAGTGGGGCGCCAAGATTCTCGAAGTCGGCCGCGCCGCGTTTCCCGGTATCGCCGATCAACGCCCTGACTTCGCCTGGAAGATCAGCGACGGCGATAGCACCGTGCCGAACCAAAACAACAAGCGCCCGTGCGACAACGAAGGCTGGCCCGGTCACTGGATTTTGCACTGGTCCGGCAGCTACGCGCCGAAAGCCTGCAACGGCGACGGCAGCGCCTATTTGCCCGAACCCGGCGCGATCAAACGCGGCTATTACGTGCAGATCGCCGGCACTGTGGTAGGCAACGGCGACAACAGCAAGCCGGGCGTTTACCTCAATCCGCAGCTCGTTTCGCTGCAAGGCTACGGCCAGGAAATCAACGGCGGCATGGACCCCAAGGCGGCGGGATTTGGCGGGCAAGCACTGCCGCCCGGCGCAAGTGCTTCGCCGATCGGCGGCATGCCACAGCAAGGCACCGTTCCGGCGATCCCCGCCGGCGGATATGCGCCGGGGCCGGCGCAGATGCCGCAGATCGGCGCAATGCCTCCGGTGATGCAAATGCCCGGCATACCGCCACAGGGTGCGGCGCCTGGCGTCCCCTCACTCCCGCCCATGCAGGGCGCTCCGGCCATCCCACCCATGCAGGGTGTACAGCCCAATCCGCATTTCGCCGCCAACGCCGCCGGCAGCGCTGCGCCGCCGCCCTATATCCCGCCGCTGGCTCAAATGGCTCCGCCCGCGGCGGCGCGCATCTACACGATGACCGCGAAGGCGCAGGGGTACACGAAAGAGCAGTTGAACGCCAACGGCTGGACCGATCAAGCGCTGCTTGACGCCGGGATGATGCAGTGATGCGGCCCCGGCTCGAAGTGGATGACGATGCGATCCGCATCGTTGGCAGCGAACCGGCCACAAGGTTTGTTGCCTACGCTCCCGAGCCGGGGCTACCTCTCAGCCGGCGGGATTGGGAATCGCTGCGCGAATGCATGGCGGCGGGTCCGGAACTGGCCGACGTGTTGGAATTGATTGTTGATGAGATGACTCGGCCGATTAAACCCGTCGATGGAATTTTTGCAGTCGAACGTATCCTAGCTGATCCCGCAGTAGTGGCGCTGCTTCACCGCATTAAGTGAAGGGCATCAAGCTTTACGTTGCTCGCGCAGTAATGCGCACGATCCGCTTGCAGGAAATAGCGGAAGCGCAAGGTGAGCTTTTTCCGGAATGCAATTTCGAACCCTATTGGGTTTTTTACATGCGGGTTTCGCTGATCGTTTCAGGTAGGCACGATCGAGCGAGGCGCCGCGATGAAAGGATATCAAGCAATGGCAACCAAACGAAACAGCCGGCCGCCCCTGTACGCCTCTGGGGCGATGGTCATGCTCGGCTTCCGCGTCACGAAGGCGCAAAAGGAATTCTTCCTGAAAAAGTGGGGTGGCGGATCGCGCTTCCGCAAGATGCTCGATCACGCGATGGCGACTGACGCCGGCAAGATCAAGGCGGGCAATCCGGCCATGAAGGTGCAGAAATGAAAGGTAAGGGGCGCTGGTATCTCGCCGGCCCCATGTCCGGTTTTCCGGAACATAATTTCCCACTCTTTCACGCTGAAACCGCCAGGCTTCGCGCGCTCGGTTACGATATCGTAAATCCGGCTGAAATTAATACGGATGCGGTTGCGCCAGATTGGGCCGAATGCTTGAAGCGCGATATACCGCAACTCTGCACCTGTGATGGCGTGATTGTTTTAGAAGGCTGGAGCAAATCGCGCGGCGCCAGCCTCGAAGTGCATATTGCGCGCCAATTAGGCATGCGGCTCGCCGCTGCCGAAGATATTCGGGAGTAACAACGACCATGAATGAAGCACTGAAGCATGACGGATCATTTCGGTTTGACGAAGTGACCGCATCGCAAGCTGAAAGCGCAGGAATGATGCTGCAAAGCATCTGCCACGGTGCCGCAGCAGCGTCCGGCTGGTGGGGATCGGAGAAAATTTCTGATCCACGCGGCAATCCGCTTTGTTTCTCCAACAAGCTGGCGTTGATCCATTCGGAAATTTCCGAAGCGCTGGAAGGGGATCGCAAGAGCAAGATGGATGAACATCTGCCGCATCGCCAGTCGCGCGAAGTCGAACTGGCTGACGCCATCATTCGCTGTTTCGACCTGGGCGGCGCTTTCGGTCTGGATATCGGCGGGGCCATCGCAGAAAAGCTCGCATACAACGCGCAGCGCGCCGATCACAAGCCCGCGAACCGCGTGCAAGAGGGCGGAAAGGCGTACTAGCCCATGTCAAGCAAGCCCCTCGCGTTTTTCGATACTGAGTGTTATCCGAATTACTGGCTGATTAAGTTCATGACCGGCGGATTGATCTTCAGCTATCGACTGCGCGAGGGGGAGAGTTTTGACGCACAAGGAAAGCGCGGCATCATGGCGTTTTTCATGAACTTCTGCTGTGTCGGATTCAACAGCAACAGTTACGATATTCCGATGATCATTGCGGCGGCGCTGAAGGGATTCACGCCGAGCCAGTTGAAAGAAATCAATGACCGGATCATCGTTCAAAACATCAAACCGTGGGAACTCGGCTTGCCTGAATGGAAGCCGCTCGATCACGTCGATTTGATCGAAGTTGCGCCAGGTATCGCTAGTCAAAAGCTTTACGCTGGCCGCATCCATGCGCCGCACATGCAGGATTTGCCCTACGATCCGAGCACGCCTCTTACACCGCAACAGATGCAGCAGATTGACGCATATTGCGACAACGATTTACGTGTGCTGGCGCAGCTCCATGAAGCGCTCAAGCCGCAGATCGAGCAGCGCGAGCAATTGAGCGAACGTTACGGAATCGATCTGCGCAGCAAAAGTGATGCGCAACTGGCCGAAGCGGTTTTGAAACTGCGCTGTGAGCAAGCGACAAAGCAACGCATCTTCAAGACCGAAATCAATTGGAACATGCGGTTCCAATACAAGGTGCCGCCGTTCATTCAATTCAATCTGCCACAGCTCATTGCCGCACTTACGCTGGTGCGCAATGCGCAATTCCGGCTCGGCAACTCCGGAGCGGTCGAAATGCCGCCCGAGCTGGACTCGCTGGAAATCATCATCGGCCAAAGCGTCTACAAGCTCGGGATCGGCGGACTGCACAGCCAGGAAAAGCGCGCGGTTCATTTCAGCGATGATCATCACGTGATATTGGACAACGACGTGGCGAGCTACTATCCATCGCTGATCTTGAATAGCGGCGAGTTTCCCGCGGCGCTCGGACCGGCTTTCCGCCAAGAATACGAAGCGATCAAAACCGAGCGCCTGGCCGGCAAGGCGCGCCAGGCGGCATTGAAGAAACAAGGCGACACGTCGAGCGACGAATACAAGCGCGCTCGCGTCGATAACGAAGGCGGCAAAATCATGATCAACGGGACTTTCGGCAAGACCGGAAGCCCCTACAGCATCTTGTTCGCCCCGTCGATGCTGATTCAAACAACCGTCACCGGGCAACTGTCCCTGTTAATGCTGATCGAATGGCATGAACACTACGGCATCCCGGTTGTGTCGGCCAATACTGACGGCATGGTGATCAAGTGCCCTCGGCAACTGGTGCATATCAGTCAAGGGTTGATCGCCGAATGGCAGCGCCGCACCGGGCTGGAAATGGAAACCGTTGAATATGCGGCGCTCTATTCGCGCGACGTGAACAATTACATTGCGGTCAAGGCGGACGGTTCGGTAAAGCGAAAAGGGGAATATGGCCCGACCGAGCCAGGCCCGACCGCATACCTCAATGAAAAGCGCAACCCAGGCAACGAGATTTGCGCCGAAGCGGTTGCGGAATTCCTGTCCAAAGGCATCCCATTCGAACACACGATTGGCGCTTGCCGCGATATACGAAAGTTTGTTACGGTCCAAAAAGTCAGCGGCGGCGCGGTGAAGATGTGGGGCGAAGGACCGATCAAAGGGAAGCTTGTGCGCGACTTCGGCCCCGAGCTGCTTGCGAAAGGTTGGAGGAAAGAGGGCCGCTACTGGACCCGCGGCGATACGTTTCAACAATTCAGCGCGCATGATGCCTACAAAGCTTCGTTCGCGCCCCAGACTCCGGAATATCTCGGCAAGGTCGCGCGCTGGTATTACAGCACGATGGCGCCGGGGCCGATCGTCTATCACACGAACGGCAATCTTGTCGGCAATACCTACGGTGCGCGCCCGTGCATGACGCTGCCGGCGGAATTCCCGGCCGATATCGATTATCAATGGTATTTGAACAAGGCGCGTGATATGCTTAGCGATTTGGGGGTGTAAGATGCTCACACCCATCGCCGATACCTTCGCTCACAATCGCGCCGTAGCGCCCGACGCAATGGCGCTGATCCGCCAGCTTGAGCGGGAGCGCGCCCAGGCGTTGATATTGCTCGCGATGATCGGCCGCGCCGACGCTGAAGCCGTGGCATCCTTGGAACATATCGGCCACGTGCCCGACGAATTTGCTCGCAGCCTAGGGCGCCAAGCGCGCGAAATGGTGGCGCGCTACAAACTGACGGAGATTTGATCATGATCGACAAACTTATTGCGCAGGCAGAAGCGCTGGAAGAATTCCGTGCATCCGTAATGACACAGACCGCCGGATGCGAGATCAACTTTGTATTTACGGTGCTCAACGAGAAGATTGCCGAACTCCGCGCCCAAGCCGCCCAATCCCCTTCCCCCGCGCAGGGGGAGACGCCGAGACAACCAACGGCATGGATGGCGTTTCGCGGCTTGAAAAGCGAGGTGGCGAAAACCAAGCAAGAACTGATCGACATGGGGTTTCTGGAAAGCGAATTGCGCGCCATGTGGTTTGAGCCGCGCAAGACCGCTGATGAACTCACCGCCGCCAATGCAGCCCTAGCCGAAGCGCGGGCCGCTTTATCTACGCAAGAGGGGGAGCTACACGCAACGAAGCTTTCGCTCATGCTGAATGCAGTGCGGCTTGAGCAGTTCCGCGCTGTCATTGTTGAAATGCGCGGGTACATGGACAGGCTCGGTCAAGAAGGCATCAGAGAGCGGGTAGACGCCTTGTTGATCGAAAGCAATGCCGAAGCCCGCGCCGCCATTCATACCGCCTCACAACAGCAGCCGGTGGCGTGGCGAGTTTGCGCGACTAACCGCAAGACCGGGCGCCCTGAAACCAGCTATCACATAACAGATGCTGATGCGCACGGCTGGGCCAAGCACGGCTTTGGCGGTTTGGACTATGACATCAAGATCACGCCACTCTACGAAGCCGCCGCACCCAAACAGGAGCAATCGAAATGAACCACCTATTGCGCGGCTTTCTCTACGGCCTAGGGCGCATGGCAGCACGCCCCGCATGGCTGTTCCTTATCGCCGCCGCTCGCCGCCAATGGGTGCGCGACGCGGCACTGATCGCGTTCCTGTGCCTGGCGTATTACGTGGTGAGCGTATGACCGAATTGCGCCTTGTCTTTGAAGCGCTGGCGCTCGCGGCGCTTGTCATCGGCTCGATCGGCGTGCTCGCTGCGGTCGTAGCGGCGTATGGGATCGTGCGCCTCGTATGGCGCTTTCGCGATCACCTGGGGATATGGACCGTGCGCGCGATCCTGTTCCTGTTTTTTACGGGGCTTCTGGCGCTAATTGCGGGCGTGGTTGCCTTGTGATGCGCGCCAGGCTTTCGCCGCAAGCGTTTATTTGTCGCTCGGCGTCTTTGAGGGCGCTTCGTAAGGCGAGATAATCCGGTCGAGCAGCCGGGTCAAGTTCCGCGCCGGCGCCACTATCCACGCTTCGACCGGCGGTACTGCCGGGCAATCCTGCGGCGGGGGCGGGACAGACGACAGGGACGCGCAGCCGGAGAGTGCCGTCGCGCAGGCGAGCATTGAGGCGATCGATTTCAGCATCATCTTTCCTTTTCTGATTAGCGGCGACCGTGCCGATGCCGACAAGGGACAGGGCCAAAGCGTCCCTATCGGCCTGAAGCTTTTTGTTTCGCTCGAAGCCGGCGCGCCAAGATTCGGCCACGAGGCGCTGATGCGCGGCCGTCAGTGCCTGAATTTGCCCTTCCTTGCGCCAGCCTTGAACGGTCCAGCCGGTACCGAACCCGATCACCAGCAACGCCGCAATCAGCGCCAGTTTTGCATATCCGCTCATCCCATCCGCCCTTCGCACATGGCGCGCTCCGTGGCGCGGCGCTTCACCAGGCCAGGCAATACCTGATTGCCGGCGTAAACCCATTTGTCCAGCTCGGCGCAGGCGCCGGGATCGTGCATCTTGAGCTTGCGCGCGAACGTCGAGCGGCAGTAAGTCGGAACGCCGACGTTGAAGGCAAAGCTGATCGCCGCGGCGCGCTGACCAATGCTCAGTTCATCAACCGGCGTGCATTCATTGACGCCGGCCGCGTGAACCTGCAAATCCTTTTGCAGCAGATCGAAGCATTCTTGCCGCGTGTATGGCTTGCCGAGCACGGCGGTCGCCGTGTGGCCGGTGCAGGCGGTCACAACGCCGATAGGGTCCTTGTAACCGCGCAAGATAGTCCCTTCAAATTGCGGAACCCAATTCATGAGCAGCGCGGTCGCCGCCGTGCCGATCAGTACGGGAAGCGATTTGTTGCGCTTCTGATCAGCGGTTTGCGTCGCCATTGCTCAGCTCCCTAATCATGCGCGGTTTTTGCATTTTGCGGAGCAATTCGGCCCGTTCCTCCGGCGGCAGCGCCATCATGTAAATTAGCGCTTGATTCGAATCGATCAGTTCGCGGATGACTGCTTTTTGTTCGTAGTGGCGATCGTCGGCTTTGGTTTCGCCGTTGCGCGCGATGTACAAAAACAAGGCGGCAAGCATCACCAGCAACAATGCGCCGGATTGGGATGCGCCCTTGATCTTGGCGCTGATCCCCATCGGCCCCTTTACGTCGATCCCGTCTTGCTCCGGCATGATCGCTCCCCTAGATGTGTCGCCCGCTCGGATCATACCTATCGAGCAGGTTATCCGCAATATAGCGGGTCAAGCGGTAGCGCCAGCCCGAGCCGAGCGCATCGTAACGCTTGAGGCGTTTCGTGAGCGTTTTTTCTTGCGGCAAGTCCAGAAACAGCAACGTGCCCCATGTGACCGTAAGGATCAGATCGAGCAGATAGCCCAGGAACAACGACGGGTAGCCGAATACTTTTTCGATCGGCCGCAGATCGTCCTTATAGCGCCGGAGATTCATCACGGCCAGATACATGATCCAGCCGATCGGCGGAAGGAACAGCCACAGCACGGCGGCGGCGAACAGCACGAAGTAAAGAATGTCGATCATCATTCCGGCACCTGATTGATTTGAACGCGAAGCGCAGCGATCAGCGATTCGACGGCTTGAATTTTGGCGTTTTGGGCGAGCGCGGCATTGATGATCTGTGCCAGTTCGGGAGGCGTACCGACCGGGACCAATTGTTGCAACAGTGTGGCGATGATCGAAAATCCGGCATTGTGCGCCATGATTGTTTCACGCAACGCGCGCTGCGTCACGAGATTGGCATTCTCCAGATCGGCGATCTGCGCCTTGAGCGATTCTTTCAAACCGCCGTCGATCAGCACCCATTCACCGTTGACGAAAGTATGAAAACGAGAGGGTCTTTCGGGGCACTCTTCGTCATCCGGCAAAGGATCGCCGGAGTGATAGCCCTGGCTACGCGAAATGGCAAAGTACATGGTTAGAACCCCCTTTGCGCAATCAATCGGGTTTGCGCTACTGCGCCGGCCCATGACGCGCCGGTTCGCGTTAGCGTCAGCGCTTTATATTGCGAAACGCCGTTTTCAATAAGCTGCGTGATTCGCGGCACGCAGCCGATATTGTGATTTTTGTTGATCGTAACGGCAGTAGTCGGAAAAATTTGATCGTAACGCCCATTGTAAGCGTAAACCCGAGTGGCGATCACGTTGGTGCCGTTCGTATCTTGCTCCGAATGGTAAATGCGATTTACCGCGCTGAAAGTGGGAGGCGTTCCGGCGGCGCCGCTGGCTGCTGTAATGCGTTTCATCTGGCCAGCGGCGATATCGTACCAATCCTGAGCATACCCGGCCGCGCTGATCGACGGCGCCACGCCGACGCCGGGCGGGGCGTATGCGACACCGGCCGGATGGTCGCAGTAAGGGCCGTATTCGAACTTATCGGCATAGCCGGTCAGGGAAACAAACCCGCCGCCATTTGGAGCGCCGCCAAAAAACATCGTCGGCGTGGCCGGAGCGCCGACTTTCAACGCCGATGCCGCTGCGGCCTCTTGAACGCCGTTGACGTAAAGGCGATAAATTCCGGCGAGCTTATCGTAAGTCAATTCGACAAAATAAAACGTATTGATCGCTGGCAAAGACGAACCGACGAGAGCCGCTACGTTTTGATAAGCGCCGTTGCCTACGTTGCCCGCAAATCGAATCGTTCCAGCATTGTTGTAAATTTCGATATCCATACCCGCGCTGTTCGGCGTGGTCGAACTGACGAGTCCTCCTAACACAGCGCGGGTATTATTCGCGGGAAGCGTCGTAATGTAAAACCACCCGCGAATAAACCAACCGTCATCGGGCATGACTGAAAAAGACGGCGATGAAATGTAATCAGTCGTGCCGTTCAGGGCGTTCGCGGCGCCGGCGCCGCCCAGACCCCCCGTACCGCTGCGGAATTGATTGGCTTGCACCTTAGCGCCGCCATTGGCAGACCAGGTGTTTCCGAGATCATCAAGGAAAGTGGTCGAGCCAGCGGCACCGCCGAATTGCAGCAAGGATGCGCGCGTCACGTCATATACCGATTCGTATTGCGGAGGCGCCTTGCTGCTACCCCACGTGACAGAGGAACCGTTTACGTAGTCGGCAAAATTGTAATTGGTGTTGTTGTAACCCAAAGCACCTTGATTCGACGCATTGGCCGAAATCACGCATGGAAGATCAGATTGCGCGCCGAGCGGATAACCGGCGCCGAACGTCAGGCCGAGAGGGATGGCGGTCGCGAGAATGTTGTAATTCAATGCCGCGCCGGCGGTCACGAAGGACGCCGCATTGTCCAAGCCCACCGCGCCATATTGGGCGACGTTACGAACTTGCACGTTTCCGGAACTGCTGACGGCGCCGCCGCTCGGCAATTGATCAAGCACCACGTAATCGGTACCGTCATCAACGATATCCGAAATTTGGTTGAGCTTCACCACGGCCTGCACTTTCGCCCCGGTGTTGTCGTATTGCTTCATGCTCTTCGATCCGAGTCCGCTGATGCTTAGAGTCGGATTGCTACCGCTCGCCGTGTGGAACTTGACGCAATAGCGCGTCCCTTCCGGACTCGCCGCGAGGGCCGGCGAAGGCGTCAAGGTATAGGCGGTCGAAATGCCGCCCGTCGTGAAATACTGATAGGTTTGCAGAATAAGCGCGGCAATCACACCGAGATTCGCCAGCGCGCCGGCCGCAGTAGTCGCGCCCGTGCCGCCTTGATTCACCGGCACGGGCGAATCAACAGGCAGCGACACGTTCAAATCGATAAACACTTGCGATTGATTCTTGTCGAGCACCTGGATGCTGTAATTGGCGCTGACATACAGGCGCGTGACGGCACCGGCCGGGTTGAACACGCGGCCGTTGACCGTGCGCAACGGCTGCACCGCCGGGATCGTCATTGCGGCGTCATAATAAACGCTCTGCGGAACACTCACCGGGTTTTGATTCGCCGCGCCGATGTAGATATAGCCTTGATCCAGCGGCAGACCGTCAAGCCCCTGAATCGCGCCGTAAGGGTTATTGTTGATCGCGCTCATTTCGATTTGCTCCGGTTAACTTGAATGATCGTGCTGATCCACTTTTCGCGATCGCGCATTTCCTTCGGGTTGCCTGATGCGCGCACGAAGGCTGCGAATTTGCCGGATCGCGCCAAGCGGTTGATATCCTGTTTGCTGCCGGTGCGAACCGCACGCGCGAATTCGGGCGAACTGATAAGCGAGTCAACAGCTTTCATTGCATTGGGTTTACCCTTCGTGAGCGCCGAAGCGATCGCGGCGCTCACGCCGGCGCCAGGCAAACCGATCGGCGTCGTGACAAGCTCGGCGGCGGCGCCCGCGGCGCTACGCTTCGCCACGTCATAGAGGCGCCCCATCAGGCTATCGGCCGCGCCGATCACATCGCGAAAATAATTGATACGGCCCGTAGTGATGCGCTCGCGCGAGCTTGCGGCGACACCTTGCGCGACTTTGTACAAATCGCGCAACTGGCTCACGGTGCCGTCAGGCAGGTTGGCGAACAGCGCATTGCGTGCTTGCGCATTGCGCTCCAATCCTTCCCACCATTTGACGAACGAGCCGAAATTCATCACGCCATCACGGCCGCTGACGTTGAATGCGTTTTGCAAGCCGCTCGCTACCGCCTCTTGTCGCAACTCAGGCGGGATGGCTTTGAGCATGCCGACAAGATGCGAATTGTCGCCCTTCGTAAGCTGGCCCATCGCCGTGCCCATTTTCGGCACGATCGAGCCGTTAAGTTGCTTGCCGAACAGCGCCGTCATGTCATCCTGAATCGACTTGTAAGCGCGAGTGGTCGCGCGCGCGGCGTCCCAAGCTTCGCGCATGCCGAGCTGTTCGGCCACGCGGCCTTGATCCAGAATCAAGCGCTCTTCGAGCTGGCCGAGCAACGCATTGTCGGCGGTCTTGAAAACATTATCGGTTCCGCGCTTTGCCGCGCCGATATCCTTGCGCAGTTGATCAAGCAGCGCGTAAGTCGGTTCTACGCCTTTTTTCGGCGTCAGCTTCGCCGTCAATTCGCGTTCGGCGGCGCTTAAATTTTTGACGCCGCCCATTTCGTCTGCGCGAGATTTGATAAACGAAAGCGTTTCGTCAGCCGCAGCGCGGGTTTTCGCGGGGATCGCTTCACGCAGATCGGCGTACTGTTTGCGCGCCGCATCTTTCAATTGCTTGTAGGACGAATCCAGCGTATCGAATACCTTCTGGCTGAAAGTGCTCAGATCGCGCGATCCGCCGATATCGGTAATTATTTTTTCGGCGCGCTTCGTGACTTCCGCAAGCCCTTGAAGCTCGGCGGCACGCGCCTCGCTGCCCGGCACGCTCTTCGCCGCCTGGGACAGTTCGCGAAACGCCTGATTGGTTGTGATGTGGTCAGGCTGCAAATAATCTTCGATCCCGAGCCGCTTTGCGGCCGCAACGCCTTCCGCGTCAGGGGCGGCATATTCGGCAAGGCGTTCGGTAGCGCTTTTGTTCCCGGTCGCCGCCTTACGGGCCGTGGCGGCAATCTCTTCGGCACTTGCGCCAGGCGCGGGCGCGGTCATTCCCGGCGCCACGGCGGCACGCGGAGCGGATTCAGGCGTGAGGGTTTCGGCAGCGGCACGAGCAGCCGGAGCGGGTGCGGCGGAACTGGCCGGCGGCACCGTCAATTCAGGCGCCACAGGCTGCGCGGGACCGGCTGCTCGTTCCACTTGCGCCACAGCAGGCGCCGGCGCAGCGGGTTGTTGTGCAGCCGGAGCGGGTGCGCCGCCACCACGCGGAGGCTGTGGCGGTTCGACGCCAGCGAGAACGCGCGCTTCTACCGCCTGTTGCGCCGCGCGTTCCTGCGCACCCGGCAGCGCGTTGCGCACTGCGCCGACAACCGGCGGCAAAACCGCATCAGCCACGCGGCCCACAACCGGCACCGCGCCGCCGAGCGCGCCGGCCGCAAGCACTTCGCCTGTATTGAATTCACCCCCCGTTGCGGCTTGGCTCGCTTGTATCGCCGCTTCGGTCCCTGCCGACGCTGCCGCAGCGCCACCTACGCTCGTTGCCCCTGCGGCCGGAGTGAATGCGGCGATCGCGCCGAGCGCCCGCGGCACATCCCCCCAGGTAAAGCCGGGCTTGACGGCGTATTCTTTGCCGTCAATGCTGGATTTGAAAATGTAATTTCCCTTTTCATCCTGGCGAATTTGCGTATCAGGGAATTGCGCCTTGATTACGTCCATCGCCTCCTTCGGGCCGGCGAACATTGTGCCGAGCGCGGCCTTGAAGCTCGGGCCGCTCAGTTTGTTCAACTCGGGCGAAGCGGTCCATTCAGGCAGCTTGCGCGTCGTTTCGGTTTCGCGCTCGGCGCCGCTGATCGTTTCGAACGCGGCATCGCGCGCGCGACTCAGCATACCGGGTTCGTCGCCGATCATCTTGCGCACATCGGCCGGGACAGTAATGCGACCTTCGCGCACATCTGTCTCGAATTCGCGCCGCTCATCAGCAGTCATGCGCTGATCTTTCCACGCATTGATGACGCCTTCGGGCGCGGCAATCGTATCGGACGGCTGCGCTTGTTTTTGCGGCGCCTTGACGGTAGCGCCGCGCGGTGCGAGCACACGGCCGGCGGCGATATCCGCTTCATATTGCGCGGCATCTTCCGGCGTCATGCGACCCGACTTGTAGGCGTCGTATACCGCCGCCAGGTTCGGCACGTTCGATTCCGCGCCGCGCGCCTTTTCGCGATCGTAAGTGCTTTCGCCCGGAAGATTCGAGCCTGTCACGCGGCGCACGTATGCGCGCGTTTCGGGATTGTTCCAATTCTTCGGGTCCGTGCCGCCGTTGTATTCCGCTACAGCGCGCACCGAATCGCCCTTGTTGCGCTTCAGACTTTCGCTAAGCAACATACCGGCCACATCGGCGGCATTCTCGGGCGACAAATAGGCGTCAACGCCGTCGCGCTTCAAGACGCGATCGCGCGTATCTTGAATGATCTGATAGACGCTTTGCGCGCCTTTCGGGCTGACCTGATCGGCATTGCTGCGCTCGCCGCGCAGGCGCACGGCCGACAACAAGCCGGGCGGCAGGTTGTATTTTTCCGTAACCCGCGCGTCGAGCGCGTCATAGTACGGCGACTTGTACGATACCTTGTCCGGATCGGCCACGGTCTACCCCTGCGGCGCGCGTTGCTGCGGCGTGCCGTATTTGCGCAAGTAGTCGGTTTGTGCGCCAGGCTGCGGCGCTTGCGTTTCAGCACCGGGCGGTTTCATGGTTTGCTTTACGAATTCGCTCAGCGTATAGCCCGCCGGAACCTTGATGCCGTTTACTTCAACGTCTTTCAGCGCCTTGCCCTCGTGGCCGACAGCGGCAACCCATTCGCCCTTGGCGTCATCGTACTGCGCTTGCCAGTCTTGCATTTTCGCCATGCCGCGCAGAAATTGCGCAACTTGTTTCGCGTCAGCGGTCGGCGCAAGAAAGCCTTTCATCGCAAACGCCACATCCTTGTCCGACGCCGGCCCCTGAGGCAGATTCTTGAGGATGTTGCTTGAGCGAATGCGCGTGTATTCGCTGCGCAGTTGCGAAATGTAATCTTCGCTGCCGGTCCATTCGCGCAGCTTTTCACGCACCGCGCCCGCGACACCTTCGCGCGCGTCGAGCTTTTCGAACTGGCCGGCGAGTTGCCGCGCCTGTTCCGCCGTGTTGCGGGCAAGCACCGCCGACTCGGACGCCGAATTGATGATCTTTCGCGCATCTTCCGTCACGGTGCCGGCTTTCTGATTCAGCTCTTGTTGCTTCAATTGCACTTCGCTGGTGAGCTTGTCGCGATCGAGCATCAGACGTTGCGCGCGATTGTCGATTTCGCTGCTGATGTTGGCGCGCGCGGCCGCGGCGTTCGGCGCGACTTCGCCCGCTTCTGCTTCGGTTTTCGCCGCCGTGGCAGTAGTCGCGCGAATGGTGCTCGGCAACTTGGCTTGCTCGCGCGATTCGCTGCCGAGCTTGCCGAAATTCGCTTCGAATTTTTCCGGCCCCATCACGGAGGCGAGATAGAGCGCGCCCATCGTTTGCGCCTGCTTGGGAGCGCCTTCGACAAGTTGTTTCCACGTCTGAAGCGAACGGATGTGATTGGGATCGCCGCCCGAATTGGTTTCCGCATCGATCTGTTCTTGCAGCAGATTCGCCGCCAGGTCCGCGCGGCCGTTGCTGATCGCGGCATAGATCGGCGTAGCAACAGCGAGATTTTGCTTTTGCTTTTCCTGATCCATGCGATCAAAGCTCGCCTTGAAATTATCTTTCAGGGCCGGATATTTCAGCACGAGTTGCGCGTAATCGCGCGCCGTGGGATTCGGGTTTTGCGCCAGGATCGCCAGATCGCGGCGCTGTTCGGCCGCTTGCTGCATGGCGATGCGCGTTTGTTCGACCTTGAGCGCTTGCTCAGCGAGCAAATTGCGGTTTTGCTCAACGTTTTGCGCGCCAAGCGCCGCTTGCTGTCCGGTCTGCAACCCTGCCGCCACAGCAGCGGCAGGGCTTTGCACCTGAAGCGGTTGCGTATAGTCGAAAGGTCCGCCGGCCATGATCAATACTCCGGATAGTAAAGGCCGCTCGGATCGGCGGTGCCCTGGGGATTGTTGACGGCATATCCGCCGCCATTGCCAAACAGGCTGTACCCGGTAGGAATGCGGCCGGCGATTTGTCCCGCAGCGTTCACGATGCCGGATATGCCGCTGTTCGCCGCCGCAGCCGCGCCGAGCGCGCCGCCAGCTTGCGCCTGGCCTGCGGTACCGAGCGCGCCGCCAACAAGCTGGCCGGTCTGCATCCCCGCATTGCCGACGCCAGCCGCAGCATTTTGGCCGACGCTCACCAACCCGCCGAGCTTGGCGAGTCGATCATTGATCAGGCTGGACAGCAATCCCTCATCGAACTGCGAAAGTGCGGCTTGCGTATTGCCGCCGCGCAGCCCACCTGTCGCGCTGGCATTTTGCAGAATGGCGTTTTCGCCGACTTGTTTCAACGAGCCGAACGCAGGGCCTTTGCGGATTTGATCGATAGAAAATTGTTGCGCGGGATCGCCATTCAGGCCGATCAGATCGTTATATCCGCTAAGCGCCGTCGAGCCGGTATTGACGTAAGGCTGGAGCAATTCCCGCACGGTATCGAACTGGCGCCGGTATTCGGCGACCTGGGCCGCGCTGGCGCCGGATTGGGCATCGGCGGCGTAACGCGCGGCGTCGCTCGAATTGTCGCTGCTCATCATGCTACCGACGACAGTAGCGCCAGCGGAAATGATAGCGCCAACGTGGCAAAAGCGGCGATTCTCCGGGTTGTGCCGATCGTATTCCCGCATGATTCCGCCCTTTATAGCAGCTTCGTATAAACAACCTCTGTCGGCCGCATTCCCTCTGATTCGAATATCGCCGCCATGTCGAGCGATTTGCCCGTAACAGGCGAAATTGTAAACGCTTTGCTCGCAGTATATATTTTTTTCACGCCGCGCGCTTTAAGGCAGCGATGCGCTTCCCGAAACAGCCGAACGCCCACGGTCGGCATGCGCCGGCAATCCGGCTTGATGTAATACACATCGGTAAAGGCGTGCAGCGTGGAACCGTAATGCAAATGAGGCTCGATTTTGGCGATGTGGTAGCCGATCACGCTGCCGCGCTGCCTTACGATAAGCACTTGCAGCGCGCCGGCATTCTGCATCGCTTCGTACATTTTGATGCGCGGATCAAGCGGCACTTTTTCATGATCAAGCGCAACTTCGCGCCAGTGCTCGCGCCATAGCGGTTCCATTTCCCGCCAGCAATCTTGCCACCGCTCTACCGCATAGGTAATCATTCGGTGCGCGCGTCCATGATCAGATGGATGCGCTCAATCGGAGAATTGTTGATCACTTCATGCGCCGGTCGATCAGGGGCCTTGCCGTTGTTGAAATACCAAAATTCGCCGGGCGCCATGTAGACTTGCTCATCCCCCGCATGAAATTGCACGCCTGGCGCGCTTTGCAGCACCAGATGATGCCGGCGCCAGTAATCCGCGTGCGCTGGCGTGTCGGCATGCTTGAAGATGCGACCTCCCGGCATGATCCGGTTGATAATCACGCGGCCCAGGCGCACGCCGCCGACAAAGGCAAACATCCGCATGATAATGGCGCGCGCTTCGGGAAATTGAGCGTAGATCGGCTGATCAACGCATTCGTGCTGATCGTAAGTCGGATCGTTGCGCAGCGCTTCGGCCTGCTCTTCCGTTTCAGTCACGGTGCGCGGCGGGAAGCGCAAGATGATCGAATCGACCTCACCGAACGGGCCTTGCGGATATTTCCGCAAGTAGGTGTCAGCGTGCCACCACTCAGGATGATAGGCGAGCTTGAGCATGAGCTGCGACACATCAACGCCGGTCGTGATGCAATGAAAGTTTTTCATGCGATTTTCCTGCAAATCAATTCAGACAAATCTTGTTTCAGGGTTACTGCGGTTGCCGCCGCGCCGCTTCGCATTTGCAATTGCGCCACGCCTGCCGTTCCGCCGGTTTTGATAATCCATCGGCCAGCAATAGGCAGATTGACGTTGATAGCCGGAACGGCGCTCGTGTTGCTGTTCACCGCGCCGCTCGCTGTGTTATACGCCGCCTGTTCGCCCGTTGCGGTCGCATTGTGACGATATGATCCGCTGATCGATGCGCCCGCGGGGATGGCAAACGCCAGGCCGATACCTACCGCGCCGCCAGCGCTTTGAAACGTCAAGAGCGCTTCGATAACGTAAGTTGAACTGGCTTCGAGAGCAGGCGCTAATCCCGTCACATTGATAAAGACGCCCGTGTTATCCGACACATCGGCCGGAAGGATTTGCGTTTGCGAATTGAACGCCAATACAGCGTTATTGTTCGCGCCCAGGTCCGTCAATCGAAAGTCCGAAGATGGCGCCAAGACGCGTTCGGCGCCCAGGCCGGAATTCGTGGAAAGCGTCAGGAATTGCGCGCCGTTGAGCGTCGTCGTTGCAGCGCCGGCGAGCGCGGCTGCTGCATTGGCCGTATTCGTCACCGCATCGAGATCGGCTTGAATCTGCGCGATCTGATCGGGTGTAGCAACAACCGAATCTTGCAATTGTTCGTAAGCTTCAATCGCTTTGTTATTCGGAAAAATTTCCGCCAATTCGCGACGTGTCAGAACGAGCGGATTTGTCACATCACGCCCCGAGCGGTTCGGCTTCGGCGTCTACACGCACGAAGCTATCCGGCACATCGTTCACGCCGCTGAAACGCAGAATGCGCCGGTCGCGCATGCGCCCGTTACGCAGCCATGTGCTGCGTGCGGTGCTCTGACCCGTCTTGATCGTACCGGCGGCGCGCTGTTGCGTGAAGTTGCGCCCGTCGTCGCTCATTTGCAGCCACAGCACGGCTGGCGAGCCGGGGGCGCCAGCATTGTGAACAAGGCCGATTTGATGCAGAAGCGCGCCCATGCCTTCATTCTGCAAAAAGATCGTATCGAAGCGCCACGGCACGCGCGCGCCGAACTGCTTCGTGTCGGTATTGGACAGATAGCCGAGCTGATTTTGCTGCTGATCGCCGCAAACCCATTTATTCCCGGTGTAGACGAAATTGCGCCCCCGATAAGGCGACGCGCCGTCAGTGCCCGACGTGAGGCAATACCAAATCGGGATGCCGAAAACCGCCGTTGCGTTGATATCGTAAACGTAAGTCTTGCTCGGAAGATGCACATAGAGCAATTGCATATCCTTGCTGACCCGAGTTTCGATCTTCAGATTTCGCAACGCAGGCGCGCCGCCGATTTCGCTTATCGCGGTTTCGACTTCGCGAGTCGAAATTTTGATCGTCTGCCCTGGGCCGGCCATATATACGGCCAATTCTTCGTTGATAGCACTGCCCACAAAGGCGAACGTCTGATTGTAGAGCGCGCAAGCGAAGCGGCTCACCGCGCCGCGCTCGATCAGCGCATTTTGCATGCGCTGGAAGGGAAACAGATTGCCGCCAATATTCTGGAAAAATTCACACGTCAGGCGCCCGACCGCCACAAGCTGCCCACTGATGCGCAAAAGCATCATGATTTCGTCCGGCGACTCTTCGGCACTCCCGTATTTGAGCGGATTAACGCTAAACGGATCATTCAATTCGGTTACGGCGATGGTTGTGCCGTCCGTGACCGCGAAATATCCGCCGATCCACAAAACCCAATTGACCATGCCGATATCCGGATCAGTAACGGGTGCAATGCCGCTTGACGGTTGGTAATACCAAAGAATTCCGGCCGAAGCGATCGCCAGGCGATCGAACGAATAGGTAAAAACCGCATCAAGCCCGTTATCGCCCACATCGCCGAGCACGGTAACCGCGCCCGAGTCGCTTACGCTGATCAATTTGCTGCCGGCGACACGATAATGCACGCCGTTCCACTCGATCCCGCCACGGTCCCGGCCGCTCAGCGCGCAAAGCGTCGCAATTCCCTCCGCTGTGCGAAAATAGCCAGCGGAAAAACCCGTCTTTTTAGCGACGGGCGCCAAATTGTGAGGGTACGAGCTGCGAAATTCGCCGGCTTGATCGACGTAGCAGCCCTCAAAGATGGGAATTTGCATGGCGTGATATAGTACCGGAAATTTTCAGCGGGGGTTATACCATGTCTGAGATCAATCAGCTTTCGCAAGCCAATCCGCTCAAGACTTCGGACCAAATTCCGGTCTATTCTTCAGACAACGGCGATACGCGCCGCGCTTCGATCGCATCCCTTTTTTCATTGCTCGGCTTTCCGAGTGGCGGGAGCATCCTGAAGCTGTCCAGCGTCTATGCGATGCAAAGCCCCGTGGCGGCGCTGACGCCGAACATCGGCACCGCTTATCAAAACATCGCCAATCAGGATAGCACGCCGGCCCGCATGATCGCGCTGCCGGTCGGAACCACTTCGTTGACCCCGAATCCGCTGGCCGGCGAATTCGTGGCGGCGCGCGACATTCAAGCATTGCTTGTCAATGTGAATATCGCGATGACTTACGCCAACCCGCGGCTGTTGACGCTGGCGATCCTGACCGGCCCGGACAGCAATCCGTTCGAAACGCCGTTGCACTGGAATGGTGTAGGCCAGGGCGCGCAACAGATGTATGCCAATTTCACCGGGTTGGTATTCAACCCCAACAACGCGAGCGGCAAAGTGCTCACGGGGGATAAGATTCGCCTCGTGGCAAAAATGGATGTTGCCGCGGTGCTCACCATTCAGCAACTTTCCTGGCAACTGCAAACTCTCGATGGGGTGTAAATCATGGGCATGCTCTATCCGTATCAACCGCGCCCTGGCAGCGGGCAGGCAATCACGGTCAACGCAGGTCGGGCGGCGTTTACCGTTCCGAAAGGATCACGCACGATCTGCGTCAGCAACAAGAGCACGACAACGATCCTTTGCGTACGCATCGATCCGCCGTCACAACCCGGCGTCGCGGCCGATCCCGCTTCGGTGAAGCAAGCAACCGCCAACGATCAATGGGTGATGCCGGGCCAATCGGTCCCCTTCACCAAAGACGCCGAGTGCGACGTGATCGACATTTTCTGCGCCGGTCAGGCTGACGGGCAACTGACTGACGGTATCGGCTTCTGATCGGTCATGCTCAGCCGAATCCGTTCACTCAATCGCGCGCAAACGTCTCAATACGGCTCGGCCGTGTTGGCGCTGAAAGCGCTTGGACCATCACTGTTGCTGCTCCCAGGCGACTTCATTCCGAACGGCGGCACCATTTCGCAGTGGAACGATTCGAGCGGCAACAACCGCCACGCCACGCAGGCAACCGCCGTCAATCAACTTTCGATCGTCGGCAACGGCGCGGCGCGCTCGGATGGCGTAGGGCAATGGATGCGATCAGCGTTTGCCGAAGTGCAGCCGTGCTCATGCTTCGTGCGCGCGAAATTGCTCTCCCTGCCCGCGGCAAATACCTATCTGTTCGGCGCGGGCGGTGTCGGCGCGAATAACGGTGATTGCCTGATCAATACGCTGGCGAACGTCGGGATCATCGCGCCGACTTTGTTGAGCGCTTCTCCGGCCGGCCCTGGCGCCAATGCCATGACAACTATCGGCGCGGCATTCAACGGCGCGAGCTCGATCGTGCGCTTGAATGCTGTCGAAACTTCCGGCGCGGCCGGCGCCAACAATCCGGGCGGCATCACCATCGGCGCCAACGGCGGCGCGTCGCCGGGGCAATTCGGCAACGCGGATCACGTGATGTACGTTCGATACCCGTTCGTGCCGACACTCGCACAGCGGGATGCTATTGTGGCGGCGATCAATACCATCTGCGCCGGCATCACCTGATCAAATTTTCCCGTACAATTCATCGCATCCAAAATAAAAGAGGTGCGATATGGGAAAGCTCTACAGCCTCACCCAGGCAACCGCCCAAGCCCGAGCGGACAGTTTGCACACCCGCATGCTCGCCACCGATCCGGCATACGCGGCGAGCGTCGCGAGAGGTCAAACGTTACGATGGTGCCAACCGCTGCAAGATATGAGCATTCCGGCGCAGATCGGTGATCTGCCCGTGCCGCTATCGGCCTTTTGGTATTGCCGCGTCAATGCACGATGCGCCGGAGTGCTGACAGGCGGCGAGCAAACAAAGCTTGTGATTGACAGCACGCTTGGCGCGCTGGCCGATACTATTGATTAGCGGAATCTTCCAGTTGACGCATTCCGAGCGCCAATAGCAAATGACCATATCCGCTATGCGCGTCGCCGAGTCCATAAACGTGCAAATCGTCGCCCTTGGCTACCACGATGACGCTATGCACGCCTGCGACCGCGCCCGATTGGATATCGTCAGCCAGGCGGCGCAACATCAACGGAATATCGCGCAGATCGCCGACCGGCAAGGGGACTGCGACAGCGCTCATTGCGTCAGCGGTTCCCCGTTCGCATCGAGATCGGTACCGCCCGTGATGCCGATCGGATATTGTGGCTGCATGTACTGGCCGGGCATGGTGCGATAGGGCTTGTTACCGCCGCCAACCGGCGTTTGCCGCGAGAATTGCATTTGCGGGATGTTGCGCGAGCCGGACCATGCTTGTAGCGCCACTTCACCAGCCTGGGCGATGGCGAGCTGAGCCGGATTGAGCTGCTTGCCTATGGTCGGTGCCAGGCGCACGGCGAGCTGATAATAGAACGGCTCATCGAGCGTGTCAGGCGTGCCCATTTCCTGATTCTGATCGTCGCTGCTTTCCGGCGCCAGGTTGTAACCGACACGCACGCTCTGGCCCGAATATTTCGCCATCATGCTGTTGAGCATCACCAGCGCATCGGCATACATCCCCGGATCGATCTGCACGCCCGTGGCGGCGCTGATCCCGAGCAGCCCGTAAGCCAATTCAATGCAGCGGCGTTTTTTCATCGCTGATCACCTTCAGTTTGAACGGCGTCTCTTGCCCAGGCGCGCAATTTTTGATGATCACCGCGCGGCCGTTGCGCTCGACGCGCGCGCAGCCGGCAACTTGCACGATTTCGCCATCCGCCGCGCCGGGAAAACACTCGTGCAGCTTTTCGAGCGTGATTTCCAACACAACCGGCGCCGGGGCGCTCGGTAGTTTGGCGGCGCGGCGTTGTGCGCGGTTCACTTGACCGGCGCGCTTGCGGCAAGAAGAGCGGCTTGCACCGCGGCGATCTTGTCAGCCTTGTTCATGGCTTTGGTTTCGACGCCCAGGCCGGCCGCATATTCGTCGATCTCGGCGTTCGTCTTGCCGCTCAGTTCGGCGACGATCTTTTCGACTTCGGCCGACACGGTAGGGGCTGGCGCTTTCAACGCGGCGACCGCATCTTCCACCCGACGATGCCAGCCGTCCGCCTCCCACTCCGCGACTTCGTTCTCGGGCACGACGGCGTAATCGACCGCTTGCGGCGGATTGCCGATCAGGTAGGGGCCGGGCGCTTTGTAAAGCGCCTGCGCGTCAGTGTTGGGCTTTTCTTTGGGCTGCGGCATGATGTGCGCTCCGATAGGTTGAAGGGGTCCGGCGCGAGCATATCATAAATAAAAAGCCCCGCATGGCGCAAACCATGCGGGGCAACGACAGGGGCGACCGTATTCCCCGCCGGAGGGACGGTTAGACCTGGTTGAAGAGGATCACCCCGGTCATTTCGGGCTGCTTGTCGCAGACGCCGAACCGGGTATCGACCCGCAGCAGGATGTTGCCGGTCTTGATATCCTGCCATTTCATCATCACCAGTTCGAAACCCTGGTCCGTGGTGCCGCGCATCACGCCGACGCCCGCGTTATCCTGGAAGGCGATGGTGCCCGGCAGGATTTCCATCGCATCGCGGCTCCAGAACGGATTGAGCGCGGCGGCGGCGGTGTTCAGGAACGTCAGTGCGGCGCCGTTGGCGGGCGTGGCAGTCACGTTCTGATAGGTCAGCTCAGCCAGCGTGGCGCCTTGCGCGCTGATGATCGGCGGGCTGATCTGGATCGTGCCGGTACCGCCGGCGCCGGTGACGATGGCGATCACACGGAACGTCTTGAGCTGGCCGGTGTCTTGCTTCGTGATGTGATGGACCGCGTTGACGCCTGCGATGGTGAAGGCGTCGCCGACCTTGATGGTCGAACCGCCGACGGTCACTGCGATCGTCTGATAGCGGTTGTCGGTGTTCACCACGCCGCCATTTACGTCGGTCGTGCCGCGGGTCGGGGTGTAGAACTGGTTGGCGCCGTTCATCACCACGCCGGTTGCGGTTGCCGCCGCCTGGCGCGGGCTGTAGTCCATCTTGAAGATGTCATCGAACCCAGCGAGGCCGCGGCCGACGCTGGCTTTCTCATAGGCGGTTTGCACCTTGCCCGCGACGGTCTGCCGGCCGGCCAAGTTGCTCGCCATGCCGTTGTAATCGCGCGTGGAGAGGCCCATGTAGCGCTCGCCCATCGGGACGCCTTGCTCGTTCATGATGGCTTCGCACTGCGCCACGTCATCGAAGCCGGTTGCGGCCACGGTACGCTTGATAACGAGCGTGCCTTGCAGCGCGGCGACGTTGTTGAGCGCGACGTTGATATCCGAGCCGAGCTTTTGACGCGCCGCATCCTTCAGCCGGCCCTCTTGCATCAGGTCGCGCATTTCCAGCGCGCCCAGGGTCCAGGGCACGGATTTTTGGATGTTGATCTGCGCCGGCACGGCGAGCTGCGTGTACGCGCCGAAATTGGCGGTCTGGTCCATGCCGTTGAAGCTCACCCCGATGTAGGGTTGCGGGCGCCAGATGATATCGTTGCTGCGCTCCATTTCGGTCTGATTGGTGCGGTACTTGCTCACCACGCGCGACAGCACCAGCGCGTCATCGAAGCCTTCGAGCAGCTCTTCGAACGCGACGCGCTCTTCTTTGACAAAAAATGACATGATGTTTGCTCCTGAAAAGTTGTGAAGGTACTGCTACTTTTCAGGCGCGCGACCACTGAACCGCAGAAAGCTACTTGCTTTTACCCGCTGCCAGCTCGCGCTTGTACGCGGCGACCTTCGTGTAATTGCCCGTGGCTTCCGCTTCAGCGCGCAGGCGCGCAAGCGTCCGATCGATAGTAGCGGAAGAGCCGGAATTCCCCCGCACGCTCCTATCGACGGTACCGGCGTTCGTCTTGCCCGCGGATTTGGTTTTCACTTGATCCTCCACGCGCGCAACGGCGAACGCAAAATCAATCGGGTCTTGAATCGCGGAAAGCTCTTTCAGCTTTTCGGGCGTCTTGCCAAGTGCAACGAACACAAGGGCCGGATTCTTGCTGCCGCTGACGATGATGCCGCGCTGTGTCGGAGTGAGCACTTGTTCTGCCGCTCCGAACGCGTCATCGACGCCTTTGACACCCTGGGCAACGAGCGTGGCTTTCGTGGTCGTCAGCCGTTGTTGCTTTGCCGCCCAGGCTTCCTGTTCCTTGCGTTGCGCCGCCTCCCGTTCCTGCGTTTGACGCTTGGCATCGGCATCGCGCTGCATCCATTCCGACAGTTCGCGCTCGAAGCGCTCATTGTCGTAATCGCAAGTTTCCATCGTGGGCTTGGGGCCGACGATGATCGGTTCCGGCTCTTTCTTCGCCGGCGCCTGTTGCTTGAGCTGAGTTTCCAGCTCACGGATACGTACGGTGTCTTGCCTCGCTTTCTCGCGCAGGTCTTTCACCCATTGCGGAGCGGGCTTCCCATCAATTTCGTCGCTTTCTTCCGGGTCTGAGCGTGGCGAAGGCTCGGCGCCGATCGCGATAAGCAATTCCTCTTCCGGTTCGCCGCTCTCACCTTCCCCCTCTTCAGGTTCCGGATCAGCTTCGGCCATCGCCGCAGCCTTGCGAGCTTCGAAATCTTCGTCGGATTCATCCTCACCGCGCACCAGCGCTTCTACTGCCTTGATACCCATTTGAAAGCTCCCGATTTATTGCCTCATGCTTGCCCCGCATGGTAGGGATGGGGCGGAATGTATCACAAATTCCGCTTACGTCAAGCGATAGGCTCGCACCAATGCGAACCGTTCGCCGGCGCGCTGTCCCGCACCGGAACGAATTGCGCGCAGAATGGCGTACCGACTTGCGAGAAAACGCACAGATGCACCATTGCATCGTTGGGCGTGGCCGTCACGATGGCGGCGAGCGGTGCTGCCTTGTATGCGCGAACGCCGGAGTTCGGTTCGTGCGGATCAACGGGCGGATGATAGATTGCGCGATCAGCGAGGTTCATTTGACGGGTTCCGGTTGTTGGGGTTGCAGCTTCATTGCGGCGTCGATATGCACGCCAGGCACTTCCGCCGCCGTCTTTGCCGCCTGGGCACGCTTCAATTCTGCGGCCGCTTCACTTTCGGCGGTATTGGCGACGGCCTTTTGCGTCAACGCCTTCTTTTCATCGGCGGCGGCGAGCAGGAATGCGGAATTCGGATCGGGCTGCGCATTTTGCTGCTCGCGCGCCATTTCCTCCTTCTCTTCGTCGGTCGGCGTCACGGCGCCCATGCGCACAAGCTTGGCGCGCACGAATTGGCGCAAATCTTCCATCCCTTCGCCGTCCATGTTCATCAGGATGGTATTCACCAGCACCGCGGCAAGTTGTTGATCCGCCGGATTGGTGACGCCCAGAATTTCGAGCAGGTTGCGCACGGTCGCCTCGCGCCGGCTGTTGAAGCTCGGCCCCACGTCGGCCCACACCTTGAATTTGCCCTCGCGCGGGTTGTTGGCGCTCACCGCGCGGCCGTCAACCTTATCAACCGTATTCATCTTGACGAATTCTTGCGTGCCGTCCGGCTTGAGCACCGATGCGCTGTGTTCGGTCTCGGGGCAAATGTCGCGCTGAATCGACAGCCACACGGTACCGGCCCACGCTTCAGCCTTCGCCATGTTGTCTGTGTAGATGTAGCTTTGCATATCGTCATGCGTCTGGATCAGGCTGACGGTGCGCTCGCTGAGATTGCTCGGCAACCCTTCGCTCTGATCGCGGTTCGCGTTCATCAGTTCTTCGAGCAGCGTGCTCGCCGTCTGCGTGAGCGCGGCAATGACCGGCGGCACTTCAGGCGGTTTGACGTAGCTGATCGGCGTGAGGATCGGTTCACCGTTCGGCCCCGTGATGGGATTGATCAGGCGATACGCCGCTCGATCGACGTTCCCTGTCGCCCAAGTATTCTGATGGCCGGCGACTTGCTGCGGCGTCAAGATCGGCACTTCGTAGGGCGTCACGCCGGCGATCTCGGCCAGGCGCGAGAGCATCATGTTCAGCAAGCGTTGCGCGTCCTTGCCAAGCCGCACATGGCCCATGAAACGCTCGACGTTATTGACGTACCAGCGCTTGCCGTAAACCGGGATCACCGGGATGTATCGCCCCGGAATGATGCCTTGATCCTCCATGATTTCGTTGCCGTTCATCAGGTACTTGTGAATCTGCCGGCGCTTGACGCGGTATTGGCGGATCATGCGGAAGCCCATCGCTTCCAGATCATCGGTGTTTTCCTGATCTTCGTACTCTTCCGGCGTGAGGATGCGTTCATCCTCGTTCAGATCGTTGCGCCACACCTGATGCATTTCGTCAATCGATTCGACGATGTAGACTTCCGCAAGGAAAATCACATCGGGCGTAGACCAATCGAAGATGACCTTTTCTTCTGACTTCGGCCAGCCGTCAAGGCTAAATTTGCTGTATTCCGGATCGGCGAGGTAGGCGCGCTTCGTGATGCTCGACAGCACAAAGCATTTCGTCGCGTCGCGCTTGTCCTGGCGCTTGGCGTCCAGGTTGAAAAACACGTTGCTATCGGCATCCTGGATCGCTTCCCACCGCACGCAGCGCTTGCGCTCATTGGCCGGATCGTCGGCCTCCTCTTCGCCGTCATCATCTTCGTATCCGACACGGAAGCGGAACGCACCCATGCCGCCGCCAACCGCCTCTTCGAAAGCGTTATCTTCCGCTTCTTGACCGCCGCTATCCTGGCGATCCGAGCGATAACGCCCGGTCAATGTCTCGGCCGTGGTTTGGCTCGTCGATTCGTCGCCTGGGCGGAATACCACGCTGATGCGGTTGTTTCGATACTCGGTGAAGATGCGGATGACACTCGCGTGAATCTTGTTCGCTTCGATGCGCGGCACGTTGGCGAACTGCTTGCCGAATTCATCTTCCCATTGCGCGCCAACGATCGAGTAGAAGCGCCGATCTTCGATAGCCTGCTCTCGCTCATCGCGGGACGCTGCCCAAATTTCGTTGAACTCGGCACGCAGATCGGCGTGCAAATTGGCAAGACGCTCGGCTTTGCTCAGGCGCGGCATGATGGCCCCCTTGGGATTGGATTTCAGCGGCGATTATATGCCGTAACCACGCTCGGAATGGAATAGCTCTGCGGCGCGGATTCTTTGAACTTGCGCACGCCTTCGCAGGCATAACGCAGCGCGTCGATCGTGTGATTCTTTTTGTCCGCCAGCTTGGGCAGCACGGCGCCTGTGAGCTTGTCAACCTCATAGCTGTAAAGCGTCATCTCATCGATAACATGCGTGCAGCGCGGATGCACAACGATATCGTAACTCTTCAGGAATTCGACGCCATCTTCCAGCGATCCCGGCCCTTTGACCGCGTTGACGATCTTCGACCATGGCGGCGACGCCTTGTTGCGCATGTGGCTGATCGTTTCCGGTCTGGCGCTATCGGCCACAATGAGCCAACGGCGCGCGTCCGTGACCGTTTCGAAGAGCTGCGGAATGTCGATCGTATCGCAACCGACCTGGTACGCCTCTTCGTCAACGAACAGCACGCGACCGTTTTGGTCCGATACCACTTGGCCATCCGGATTGAAGCGCCCCAGGAAACAGCTAACAAGCACGGTCGGATCAACGGCAAAGCCCCAATCCGCGCCACGCCGCATGATTGCATCGCTTGGCGTTTCGAACTCGGCAATGCGCCAGTTTTTAAAGACGCGCGCCTCGCTGTTGCGCTGATACTCGCCGAGCCAGATATGCGCGTACTTGTCCGGATCGCGGCGCTTATCGTATTCCATTTCCTCGCGCAACACGCTCGGGAACCACGGATTATCCGTATAGTTGACACGAATCACTGTGGCGCGCGGCGGCAGGGGCACACCTTCAGGCGGCCGCAAAAGCTGATCGATTGGATCGGTCGGCAGGCGTGGATTCCACGCCGCCCATATCTCGCTATCTTCGTTGCGGAACGTGGGCCGCAGTAGGTCAAGACTGACCTGGCTGAAAGCCTGCGCCTCTTCGAGATAAGCAATACGGAAGCCTTCGAGCGATTTGATCGAATCGGCCGTGTGATTCTGCATGCCTTGGAACAGGATCACGCCGCCATGAATCGTTTTGATGATCTCGTCTTGGACGTCGAAATAGTAGCCGGCGTTCATGCTGGCGATCTTTTCTTCGACGGTCTTTTTTACGCTGAAGCGGATCGATTTTTGAATCTCGCGCAGGCAGATCGCATCCGTCTTGCGCGATGCAGTCTCTTCCACCAGCAAGCCGGCGAAAAAATGGGACTTGGCCGATCCCCGGCCCCCGTGCGCGGCGCGGTACCGCGCCGGATAGAGCAACGGCTCGAATACTTCAGCCGTTGGAATTTGCAGCGTTGCCATTCGGTTTCACAATAACGCGCTCGATGCGCTCGAATTGAACCGGCCCGCCGCCTGATCCAGCCAGCTCGACATTCTTCCCCTCGCGATAGGCAGGGTTGCGGATGGCGGCACGCCTGGCGCATTCCTGGGCGATGGCGCGCGCTGCCTGCACCGCAACGTTCGATTCGGTGCGCGCAGCATCCTCAAGCTGATGCAATCCGCGATCCAACCACCCTTCGGCGCTCAATTTCATCGCGCGCGCGAGCCGTCCAGCCCGCTCCGGCACAGGGTCGGCGTAACTGTGCACCGCTTCGTGCATCGTGCTCGAAGGAACGCCAAGCATCGAAGCAAGCTCACGCTGCGACTTGCCTTCAATGATCTGGCTGATGATCCAATCGAATAATTCAGGCGTCATCGTCATAATGACCCGCAATCTATCACAGTGTAGCCCATGAGCAACTATTTTCCCCGGTAATCCACTTAAAGTAAAACCTCATAGTGGATAAGCGGGAGTGTTGATTTATAACGATAATATCCTATTTCTCCGGATATCCACTTATAATAAATCAGTTAGGCATAATCTATATGATACATTATATTTGTAAATCATAGGAAAATGCGCTATTATATAAAATGAATTACCCCCTTGCCGGGGCGTTCCCTATGTGCGATGTATTTACTATTTACATATCATGGCTCGACCCAAATTAGTACCTTCACCCGCCTCCTATCGCATCATCAGCCGCAACGACGCTCGCGCGGCCGGCGCTCAATTATTCTTCACAGGAAAACCGTGCTCCCGCGGCCACATGGAACCACGCTACGTCAGTTCGGGGAACTGTGTCCGTTGCACCAATCCGATCTACGTGCGACCGAAAGCGATGCTCCGGGTTGAATTCGACGTGCATGAGGATGACGCGCCGGTATTGGCGGCGTTCCATCGCGCCCTGATGGATGCGCGCGCCGCACAGCGAGTCACTAAGGGGCCTGCTGACGACACCCCGAGCTTCACCGAGTCGCCAGGCTTCTACGCCGGCACGGGGCGCCTCATCGCCAAATAAAAAGCCCCGCATCGCGCGGGGCTTTGGTGCGAGTGCGGTTGGCCTATAAAGCCTCACTTCCCCGCCCGAATCTCTTGCGCCCTGGCCCGCCACAGTGCCTCAAATGGATGCTCCGACGCATGCGGGCTATCGCGGCAGCTATCCGCCTGACGGTCGCAGTACGCCGCAGCGCGCTCCCTGCGTAATCGTTCAGCAGCGTCAGGTTCGCATCCCCGTGTTTGTAATTCGATCAACCCCTCGCGCAAGATTTTGCGCAGGAATGGCGGGATGCCGAATTGATCAATCATGTCATCGGCAAATTGACCGTTATCGAACGCTTCGAGCAATTTATAAATTGCATTTTGCATTTTCACACCTTTCGATAGGCGATAATGTCATCATCCCTTTGTTCCCATGTCCATCTCCACTGACACGCAGATCGCCTTCCGGTCCATCCATCGCGACATTTGACTTCGACCAAACATTCCGGATCGACCGGGCATTTGCCGCCCTTCCACTCGATCCAGGGTTGCGCGACATCGCGCATTTCCTCAGGATCGATGCGCCGATCACCGATCCCCATAGCCGCAACGTCATCTTGCAGCTCGCGGATCGCCTTCGCGAATGACGCGCCGGGGTCGTGTTTGTCGTAAGCGATAAGCGCTTCGCATACTTTGGCGCAACGCTCGCGCTCTTCGCGCAATACGCTGGACAACAACGTATAGAAGGTGTTCATAGCATCCATAACATCCAACTCCCGATAACGACGCCCATGCCGGCGACGAATACGATTATCGCAATGATCCCGATGCACACCAAATCCTCATCGCTCACATGCTCCCAATGGCGCGCGTCGCCATAAAGCCACCATGCCGCGAGCCGGCGGATCACAGTGACACCTTCATCGGCGCGCCAGCCCATTTCAGGTGAGGTTTGCCGGGCTTGACGAACTGCCGCGAGGCATAGGTGATCTGCGGCGTATAAAACACGCGGAACGGGATCGGTCGGCGAATTATCACCTTGTTGTCTTTGATTTCGATCATGATTGAAAATATCTCCCTGACAATTCGTACACCCACTTGCGCATGCGCTGATCGGTCTGGAGGAAATAATTCCCGTCGTTGCACATCACGTGGCCCGGCTTCCATTGCGTGTTGCCCGCTTCCAGCACGATCGCGCAATACATCCCGTGGATCGCCACCCAGGGCGTGTGATTCATTCCCTCCGCGTGTTCGCATTCGTGCGGGATGTGCTTCTCGCCGCCACGCAGCACTTTGACCGCATTGGATGCCGCGTCATAGCAGGCGAGCGAGCCGGAAGGACAGACGTGCGCCGCAGTGTGCGGGAGGATGTACGCGCCATTGGGGCAACGCTCTTGCCCATACGCCCTGCAAGTAAACAGGGATATGACCAACAAAACGATAACGATCCAAATCGTATGGTCAGCGGGAGGCGGATTTGGCTTGCGCTCGTTTTGCGACCCTTGCGCTCGCCACGGATTTTCACGGCTCATTTCCGCATCCTTTCGATCAGCGTCCCATTCGCGCCGATAATCGTTTCGAACATGCGCTGCGCCCGATCGTGATAGACCGTTACGTTACGCTCACTGATCAGCGCGAACGCCTGGGGTTCTGTCACGCCCATGTATTCGCTGATCACTCGGACCGCCGCGCGAATCATCACGCGGGTTTGCTCATTGGTAGCGTAGAAGGGAGTCATTTAAACTCCCCTCTCAATGACTTCAATTTTGGTCGCGTCACATACGTTGCAACGTAACGGTTGAACCAAATTAAACCGTCCTGGTTGATTACCGCTACCGTTAGGCTTTCTTACGGGTACGCGATATGGCGCACCATTTAAACACCAAGTGCAACGCTTGCAAACTCGCGCAATCTGCGCCTTTGTCAGATTGCGCTTCCACTTCGCGCGATTCGGATGGTTAGCCATTTTGCGCGCGCTCCGTAAATTGGGTGAGCACATCTTGGCGCGTCTTGGGGTCGATCAGGAACCGACGCAGCACGCGCAACTGCGCCGCATTGATGTTGACGATTACCGTGCGCGGGCGGTTCGTGCCCGCCGGCGTCTCGCTGACCGTCAGTGACACGCTGCCGTCAGGTTGCATCCAAAAGAGCGATGCGGCGGTCCCCGTGCCGTGCCGCTTCCAGCTCGGGCGATGATCGAAATCCTGCAACTCCAACACGGGATCATTGCCGAGCTTGCCGATGCGCGTGCTCGTGTTCGGGCCGGTGTAGATGGTTTGATCCATAAATGCTCCAATGCCCCTGATGGCCCGAGGCGCGGCATGGAATTTTAAGCCAGCGAGGGGATTTGGCGCCTGGCCTCGTCAGACCAATTTTGTAAAGCGAACGCCTTGAAGGATTCCGGGCCGTCGCACAACGCTCGGTAAGCGGCGCCTTGTTTTTTCTGTGCAGCGCAGTCATCGCAAGCGGCTGCGTAAATGACTTTGCCATCAGCCTTCCGAAACGAAACGGGCGAATAGAAAAATTCCGTTTCGATTTGATGCTGCATCCCGCAAGCATGACAAATGATATTCAGAATCATTTTGTATTTCCAAGCCCCTGTTATCGCGAGGCGCCGTACTGCAATGAACGTATCTTACCCTTTCGATTATCAAAAGTCAATACCAATTTGCAATTCTTTTTGCCTTGCTATACAGACCGTATAACAATGGCATATTCAGGCCGTAATCGTGCGCGACAACGCGGCCATCAAGCATCCCGTAATTGTCAGCCTTGAAATCGCTGAGCCACACGGGCATTTTCTTCGGACGCTTGTCCAGAATCAAAGGCTGTGTACGTCGTTGGATCAGGATGCGCCCATCGGGTGACAGATGCACGCATGGGGCGAGCCATTGCGTCGCCTCTTTCCCCACATCGGTCGCGGCGCACCACACTTGCCATTCGAGAATGTTTTGAAAGCGCAACCGACGTTCATCCTCTTCGACCTTGACAACGAATGCTGGATCGGTAGCCAGCACAAACGTTTTGCGATCAATCCCTTGTCCAAGCAGCTTGCCGCAAAACAGGTTGAACGCTTCCATTCCGATATCCAAATTGCTCATCGATTGACCCCCTCATACGCCGAAATAATTGCGCCGTGCTCCCGGAATGCGCGCGTCGAATGCCCTGGCGCGACGTAAAGTGTGGTGCGCTGCCCGTCTGGCATGACAATGGTATTCGTGCGCCCTTCCACAAGGCCGGGATGCCATTCGTATCCCAAGCCTTGCAGGATTTCACGCTTGCGCACCGGGCTGAGCCGGCCGCCATTGGGCAGCGATTGCAGCAGCACGTTGAACATGTGGGAGCTAATCCAACCGCCGCGAAAGCCTGGCCGATCGTCCTTGATCGCTTCCACAATCTCTTGCTCGATCCGACCGCGGCTCGCCTCAATGGCAACACTCTCGGTTGTGGTGGAAGGGGCGACATGCGCCAATCCGCCGGCGGTCACAGCAGGGTTAAATTGCGGCGGGATCGGCAGGCTGCGCAGGTAGTGATTGACGATCGCATAGCCGTCTTTGTTTTCCAGCCAATCAAACAGGCGCTTGAAGTAATCGCCCGTCATGCCGTCACGCAGGATATCGCCCACACGTTGCTGTGCCGTGAGCATCATTGCATAGCGCCGATCCAACCCATCCTTGCGCACCGCCTGCGCAAAGTTGCTGTTGATCATGAAATTGCCGTATATCTTCGTGTTGTATTGATCGACGCCTTTCGTTTCGATATCGATCCCGGTGCCGCCGCTGATCAGCGGTTTCAAATCTTCCAGGATGCTCGCTTGATCCAGGCTATCAGCCGTATATAAATCCTCAATGCAATAGAGCAACTTGCCCACGAGCCAGCCATTGAAGCGCCCGGCCAATCCTGACGCCTTGGGCCAGTAGGTGTAGCGCGGGCCGATCGCTTCAGCCAGGCATTGACTAAGTACCGTCTTGCCGTTGCCAGGCACGCCTTGGATGAACGGCGCCCATTTGAACTTGTGGCCGACATGCTGCACGCACGCCGCCATGTAACTGAGCAATATCGCCTGATCGCGCTCGGCCGGCAGCAAGCGGGCTAGATGTTGCCGGAACAGGGTCGGATCGCCCTCACGCTGCGGAGTTTCGATAGGCACATAACTATTTGCCAGAATCTTCGGGCCGACCTGATGCATTTCGCCGGGCGGCCGCAACGGCTCGAAGCTCACGTTATCGGCGCGATCGCATCGGTATGCCTGATTCTCGGTGAACGCTTCCCAGGCGTTGCGCGATGTGCGCTGATTGATCGTATCCATCGCGAATGTAAACCCGCCGTACATGGCGCGGAACTGATCCGGCTTGTATAACCTGCCCTGGGGCGTCAGGATGCGATGTTGATCAGCGATATAGATGCAGCCCTTGAAATGCACTTTTAGCTGTTCTTCGGGGCTTAGAAAGGTATTCCCCGACACCATGCCGCCGCGCTCCAACGTGGGCACGGCACCGCTCGGCGCGGTCGGCTCGGCTTGCAGCACTTCGCCGTTATGCGAGCGAAACGCGCCCATGATGGTGCGATTGCGCAAATAATCGTCGCGCTCATCCCACTTGTCCCGCTTAAGGGCGCTCTTGCGCATGATGCGCTCTACCCGCTCGCAATCGTGCCCGGTCCAAAACATCAAGTGCGACGCGAGCGCCGCATCCGCCTGGCTGGCGTTATAGGGCTGATCCGGCGAATTGGGCGGGAACGCGCGGGCCAGCGCTTCCGCATTGCCGTCGAACAGATCGGCGAAACTCGCGCCATTGCCGAATGCGGCGCGCGCGCTCTGGCTTTTGCGCGCCCATCGGATCAGTTCGTCATCATCGGTCGGCCCACGCCAATCTTCCCGCGGCGCCGTCGTCCATTCCCCATCGCGCAATTCGAGCGGCGGCGGGAAGAGGTATTGCGTGATATGCGCCAGCGCAGCATCGTGCCTTGTGGCCGCATCGCCGACACAGGATGATCCGGTAAGCGCACAAAATCGCAGTTCGGTATAAAACTCCAGGCGCTCGGCGCTGTTCACTTTGCCGTGCTCGCTGCATTGGCCGGCCCCGATGATGTGCATCCCGGTGCGGCTCTGGCTGACTTCCATCAGCGCGCCATTGAAGAGCGTACACAACTCTTGCGCGCGCGGTGACCATTGACCGGCCACGAGGGCGGAATCGATATCGACGAAAAAGAAAGGATCGGCCGCAGTGAAAACGAATCCGACGCCGTACCGCTCGCCGTAGGCTTCCGCTATCGCTGCGGCACTTGAGGCGTCGAGCCAGATGGCGGAATTGTGCGCATCATGGCGCATGAGCGTGGTTGGATGGATCGGAAACTTGTCATTCTTATTTTTGGCCGGATTCCACACCAGCTCATACACGATGAATTGCCGGTATTGTCTCAGTGCGGCGTATGCCGGATGCGTGACGATATTGCGGAGCACGCCGCCCCCTCCCGTTATCGCGCCAACAGCAGAGCAGCGCGTTCCTTCAATTCTTTGGATGCCTTCATCGCGTGGCTGTCGCGCCGCGCAAGTCCCTGGCCGATTACAACCGCCTCGCCTACCTGCACCGCATAACGCATCAGATCGCGGCGAAAGCGCGTCATCGTGCCGAACCGCACGTTCACCAGCGCTGCGGAACAGCCGAGCCGCTCGGCGATCTGCTCGCGCGTCACGCGCTCATAGCCGTGCCGCAGCGCCAGGCTAAGCGCGGCATCGAGCATTTGCTTATCAGTTACTTCGGAATGTCTCGGCATGGTGCGCTATCCTAATTGCAAATTAACGGCGGCGTCAATAAAAGCTCTCAAGAATTCTTCGGCTTGCGCTTCGTTGATCGCGTTGCCGTAGGCGCGCAGGCGTCCCACTCGGGCGGTAGCCCCATGAGCCAGCGGGAATGTGCCGGGTTCAACTGGCCGCCACTTTCCATCGCGGCAATAGAGCCAGTCAGCAGCACTCCACATTCCATTAGTCGGGCCGGCTGCTTCATCTCCGCAAAGCCCCGCAGGATACCGCCCATCAGCAGTTCGCCCTTGCGGTTCCCGCTGCGGCTGGTCTGGCCGCCCTCCATCGTGTTCGGTGTCGGCCAGCCCGCCAACTCCACCGACTTGCGGCAGCTGTCGTTGTTCCCCGCCGCGTTGTTGCCGTTCTGCGCCGGTGTGCCCGCCATCGGGGTGGGCCATCCCGCGAATTGAACTTGCATGTTCAACAGCGTTACCGCGTCCCCGCCCACTTTCTCCAACTTGCGCTGAACGAATCTCTCCGGCGATCCGCCCGCTTCGGTCGCTGTTGGTGTGCCCCATCCCGCCAATGCCGCATCCGCCGATAACGCTCCACCCGCCTGATTCGGTCCGCCGTTGCTCCCGTCCGACGCGCGCGGCGTGTTCCAATTCGCCAGCCATGCCGCCCTGCTCGGCAGGGCGGCAATCGGCACGTTCGGACAATACGGGCCATCCTTGTGATCCCGACTCGTTGGCGTAGGCCAGGTAGAGCCGTTGCCGGATGTGCGGGGCGCCGACGCCCGCAGCGCAGAGATCGACAGCCCCGCCGGCGTAACCCGCTGCTTCCATGTCAGCGTGTACAAGGTCGAGCCAAGCGAGGCCGTCCTTTGACGCAACCTGTTCGCCAACGACTCGATCAGGGCGGCACTGCGCGATGAGTTGGAACCATGCCGGCCACAGATGCCGCTCATCATCAAACCCATTTCCTTTGCCTGCCGCGCTGAAAGGTTGGCAAGGGCAAGAGCCGGACCATATTCGCTGATCGTCGCGCCACCCAACGCGGCGCAAGGCATAGCTCCAGACCCCAATTCCAGCGAAGAAATGACATTGGGCATATCCGCGCAAATCCCCAGGCCGTACATCTTCGATGCTCCTCTCATCTACGTCGCCCGGCGCGATGTGGCCGGCGGCGATCAAATTGCGCAACCACTCGGCCGCATACGGATCGTGCTCGTTGTAATAAGCGGTCATGCCCACAACCCGCCGCCTACGTCAACCTCTTCAAATTGGTATTCGCCGATCGCTTTGAGCATGCCTTCCATATCAACCATCGCTGCGCGCACCGCTTCAATCTCGCGCCGCTCAGATTCAACGCGCGCCATCAGCAACCCTCGCAACACGTTTTCGCCGTCGCCTTGGCGCTTGATCCGGTTCGCCATGCGCAAGCGGCGCTTGATGCGAGCTTCGGCCATCCGGATAGCTTCATGCGCCCGTGTCGTTTCGCCGGTAATGTGCTCGCGCATCGTCTTGATCGGGTCGGACACAAGCGGATCGTCGCATACCTGGGCGAACAGGCGCTTAATCGCTTCCGCAACCTTGTCTGGCGCGGGTGCTGCGACTTCGCCGGTCGCATCATAACGGGCGCGCTTCACCGGATCGCTCAGCACATCATATGCTGCCTGAATCTCCTGCATGCGTTCCGTGTTGCCGCCCTCTCGGTCAGGATGATATTTCGCTGCCAGGCGGCGATATGCGC